CTTTGCCATGTCTCTCATTTCAAGAAGAACGAGATTGAATAAGTCTTTCTGATCTTCGGTAATTTCACTTAACTTCATTTTTCTACCGAAAATCATTTCAACCTTCTTAAGAATTTTCTCTGCATTAGCGGGATCTTTTCCGGTAAGATTCCCCCATAGCTTAGAAGCCTCTTCTCTAATTGAGTCAAAATCTAACTCTTCTTCAACTTCAGCATCATTTTTATCAACGATTGTAGCTCCATCAATTTCTTCGCTCTTATGAATGGCCTCAACAATTGCATCTACAAGTTCTTGATAGCCAAACTTAATTTTTGGAGCTAAATATTTGAAACGACTACCAGCCATAACAGTTGGTGTTTTACGAGTATACAACCAACGTTCACTCGTACCATCTTCATTCCAAGTTATATCAATATAACCAATTATGTCAACCAATTGATTTACTACGTCGTAGGCGCGCTTTGGTATTGCAGGACCGAGAATTTCTACTTCAGAATCATCTGCACGTTTTTCAATACGCTTATCAACATGAGCAATAATAACCAGTCCATATCCAAGTTGAGTGATTTTCCTTAAGCAATTCTCAAACTCTTTCTTCGCGGCGGAATAACCTCCACCCCACGGAATGTCGCCAATAGATTGCACACCATTTTGAGCACAAACATACTGTTCACACAAATCCCAAGCAATACCTACTGTATCAATCGTAATTGTATTATATTTTTCCTGTGCTTCAGGCTTCTCAAGTTGGCGCAGTACCAACTTGAGATCCGTCCACTTTTTTATGTCAATGGCCATAGCGCCAGAAATAGCGTTCCATCCGTGTTCAAAACCCAAAAGTAAATTCTTTGGGAATTGACACGCAAGAGAAGTTTTTCCAACTTTAGGCAAACTATATATACACAGGAACTTTCCACGTAAATCTTTAGAAATGACCGATGGCTCTAAATTCAATATATCAATTCCTGCCATAAGTCACCTCCTAAAATCCGAGGTCGTTAAATCCGTCTTTCCCAGATTGTGTAGGAGTCTGCTTACTAGCTACCCTAGCCATATCCTTTTCTTTTTGCTCTTCAAGCCTATTCTTTCTATCAGCCAGCGCCATATCAAGATCATCTTTCGCAAGAGCAAAGTCTCCTTCGAGCGGTTCCTGTGATCCACCAGTTATAATAAGGTCACTCTTATTAATTGTCCTAACCTTTTCTACAGGTTCACCAAAATCTACATCTTCATATGTAACTTCTGTTGTAGAACTAAAGTCAAGTCTTCCATTGGCCTTAACTGTATTACCAACTTCCCAATAATTTGAGATTGCGTCGATTACTCCTTCGCTTTCTGCGTACATCGGTACAACATCAAGTTTTCCACCATACTGCGGCAGAAGTGCAGTAACCTTTTGTCTACCTGTTGCTTCACCATTCTGTCCGATTTCTTCATCCATTGATGCTACAGCAAACTCAGCTGTGAATGTTGCTTCAGGCTTACACTCACCATTCGTAATTTTATTAATGAAAGATGCAGAAATTCTCGGGAATGAAATAAGTCTGCCGTCTGCAGAATAATACTCATTCATTCTAATCTGTCCACTGGTTATACGTACTCTATCAGCCGTTTCTTCACTACCAGTAGAAGCAATTGATTTAAACTCATTCATAACCTTTGCAATTGACTCATATGCAGGGTTCGGAGTTCCCTTATTAGTAAGTTTTGCAGAGAATACATGAACTGGAATAAGCAGCTCCTTATCTACTCCACTAATCTTCTGATTAACCTTAACGATAATCGATCCACCTACTGCTTCTACATCTTTTCCGTTTTTCTTAAATGTCGTCGGATTAATGTCAATTTCACTAAGGATACCTTCTATCTTTACCCTATTTTCTGTTTGTTTAAGCATTGTTTTTACCTCTTTTTAAAAGTTTGTGTTTGTTTTTTTCCTTAAAAATAATAGAACGGAGGGTTATAGAAACCCTCCTATTTATTATTTTAATCGGTTAATTACTCAGCATCCTCAGACGGTGTCCAAGCCATTCCTTCTTCGTTAAGAGCAAAGTATGTAACAGGCTTTTCTTCGCCTTCAACTTCTACCTTTTCTCTCTCACCAAAGCCCTTCTTCTTGAGGTCTGTGAGGTTAGCTCCGATCGAACGATCAGTTCTTCCGAGTGCGTTTACAAGTTCCGGAAGGGATACTTTTCCACCAGCGTTCTTGATGTAATCAAATACTTCATAACTTTTTTCTGTCAGTTTCGTTGCTTCAATCATTTTTGTTTTCTCCTATAAATTAATTTAAATGTGTTAAGTATTTAGAAAGTTT